CCGGTTGTACGGCGCGTTCGTCTTGGGGTTGATCGGCCCGCCGATCGCGTAGGTGGCCTCGAACAGTTCCGGCCCATCGAGCATGAGCGTATGAATCGCCTTGCCCTTTTCGATCGCTGTGGTCGGTCCCGGCCCGATCGCGGCGAGCCCATCGGCGATGGATACTGCCCAGTCCTTGAGGCGGGATTGTGATGCGCGGTCGATGCCGTGGTATACCGATTCGGGCATCCCGCGTACCACGATGGTGTCGTGCTCTGCGAGGTCGAGTTCGGGCGTGTAGTCCACGATGCTCGCCTCATCCGGCGTTCGCTGGGTGGGGGGAAAGGTCATGGCGACACCCTTCCCTCACCGTTACACTTGGTGCAGTGCATATTGCCTGAGCGAACCCCATACGTGATGATCCGACCTTCGCCACGGCACGCGGGGCATTCCACCTTCTCCCTCTCGGCTTTGAGCTGCCTCTTGAGTCGTTCATTCTCTGACTCAAGCGGGCTGGGGATACAGCTTTGCCCACTGGAAATGTGTCCATGTTCGCTCTCGCTCTCTGCCCATGCGGCGACGACATCAATCTGCTGGTCGGTCGCCTTAATACCGGCGTCCTCAAACGCCTCAGAGATACACTGTGTCCATCTGTCCTTCACCTGTACCACCCTTCCCTTCCCGCCGCCTCAACATGAGCGGCTGTCACCGGCAACCAGCGGGTTGCCTGCTTGTGTCCGATGTCCTGTTCACGAACGCGACGGAAATACCGCATCGTGTCCGTCCGCGCGTACTTCACCTTCGCAGGCGGGTTGCACGCCTTGTGCCAGTCGCGTGCGTTGCTCGTAACGTGCGTGGTGCCCTTGGGGTAGTTGTGGCCCTTGGGGACGTCTGTGTGTTCCTTGCGTGGGCGTCCGCCCTTTGTGGTGGCGACTCTCATGGCTCCAGTCTCACGATCCCGCTCTGCGGCTCTAGCGTCCATAGCGACGTGCGGGCCGCGATCATCTCAGCCGCCCACTGTTCCAGGGCCAGCGAGATCGTGCCGTAAGCGTCACTCACTCCACTCGGCGGCGATAGGGTTTCCGCCATGCGAGCTGCTGCGGCACGATCCCAGTGGTGCTGAGTGCAGCATCCTCGCCAGAACTGGTCGGTCCATCGCCGCTCCGATGCGACCCATGCGTTCACTACAAGCGGGATCGGGATCAGGAGAGCGATCAGGGTTGAGAGGACGACTACGATCATGAATCCTGCCCCCTCAAAATCGGTCGCTCTTTCGTGGCTGTCTGTGTCATCTCAAATGCTCCTCTACCAGTTCCCGAAGAACCTCCGCACGCAAACGAAGTGACGGATGCTCACCCATGTACTTGATCGCCCCGCGAACCGAATCATCCGACCACACGCACAACTCCCCGATCTCCGCGTAGCCCAGGCCCAATGACTTGGCGATGTACGCGAACACCCGGCACGCCTTCACCGCGTCCGGAGTCCGCCGTGTGACGCACCAATCACCGAGGCGGCACCCGAACTCGGCGAGCACAACGGCGCGTGCTACGCGGGCTTTGAGCAGCTTGCGGGGGCGGACGATTTGCTGTTGGATTGTCATCGTGCTCATGCCACCCCCCTCAAGGACTTCCCTTGCAGCTCGATGAGCGCCCCGCCGTCGCTGATCCGGTCGAGGATCGGGCGGTCGAGCGCCTTCTTCAACCCCTCGTCACCCAGGTTCGAGAGCAGGATCGTCGTCCGCTTGTCCGCGTACCGGCGGTTGAGCAGGTCGCGGATCAGGTTCCGATCGTGCGGGCTTTCGTGTGACGCGATCAACTCGTCAAGGACGAGCAAGCCGCATTCGAGCGCCTTATCCAGTGGGGAATCGCCCTTGCTCCCTGCCCCGTACCACGCCTTCTGTGCGTTGAGCAACTGGGTCATGGTGAAGTACAGGGCCTTGCCGCGTGGCAGTGAGTAGCCGCGTAGGTACCACGCATATGCGTATGAGCAGGCGAGCGCCGTCTTTCCGTTGCCCTCGACCCCGGTGATCACGATCAAGCTGCCTTCGAGGATGTGCGGATTGATGTGTTCGCACGCGTGCTTCTGGTTGGGCCTGAGATCAAACCCGTCCCGCATGAACGCTTCGCACTGGCGGCGGGGGAACCCGTTGACCATGCACTGGCGGACGGCTGAGGCGCGTGCCTCTGGGCTGTGGGTGGTGGAGCGGGTGGGGGTCATTCGCCCACCTCGTCACCATCTGGGTAAACAAGCTGGTCTGTGTCAATGAGCCATTGCCGGTGTGACCTTGCGGCGCTACATGCGGCCTTGAGGTTTTCCGCCAGTTGCTCGGCTTCGTCCAGCGTGTAGTAGTTCTTTACTTCATCACCGGGGTCGTCCGCCATGGGAACAATGATCACATTCTGCTCCCAAAGGTCGAAGTCTGTGTGGTCGCTGACTTCCCATTCCACGCGTGTGTTATCGAATCCGAACGATGTGCTGACCGCCGATATGATTTCTTTCGTCATCCTGCATTCCTCGCTGTCTGTGCCCGCGCCTTCGCGAGCGGGTCGTCTGCCGGGTCGTCCGGCTTGATGTTGTACTGGTCGTTGAGATGCACGCCCGGCGAGCCGCGTGCGGTGCCCTTCGGCGGGAACACGCCCTGCCACCCGTTGCTGATCGAGTCCTCAACCGCCGCGACAAACGCCGCAGGGCCAAACGGCTCGAACTTCGCAAGGTTCGTGCGGATCGTCGTCGGCTTCCACTGGCCAAGCTTCCGCTCACGCCGGTACTCGCAGAAGTCGCCGTAGGCATCACGCACGCCCGGCGTGTTCAGCGATGGCGGGCAGTCTCGGTCCCAATCGAAATCGGAACGCGACGCGGAGCGGTCGCCTTTGTTCTCCGTAGGAGAACTCTTACTCTTCTCTTCTCTTCTCTTCTCTGGTCGCGTTTTTGTCGCATCGCTTGCGACACTTTTGCGACACCCGCGTTTTTTCGCCATACGGGCCGCATCTACTGCCCGTTTCTTCGCCGTCGCTCCGTTGTGTTCAGTGAAGTTGACGAACGTGATTGCCTTGTCCTCGCCCTTGATCCAGCCGACTTGTCGCAAGGCAGTCGCAAAATTGTCGCATTGAACGCGACGGTTAATACGGTCGTCAGTCGTGAGCACATTCACGCCATCCTCGGACTTGCTCCCAACCCACGACCAAAGCAGTTGCAGGCGACCCACGACGCCAAACACATCAAGACCGGTGATCTCGGCCATTTCCTCGACCTTCAGATCGTCGCAGATGTCAGTCCGCATTTTGATCCAGGGCATCGACATATCAGTCAGTCCTCCCCGCCATGAACTCGTCCATAGTCATGGACCCCTTGGCCATGTTGCAACTGCTGCAAAGGAGCTGTAGGTTGTCGCGTACTGACTTGCCGCCACGAGAGACTGGCACCATGTGATCAATCTGCAAATCGCAGTTTCGCTCGCAGAGTGCGCACCGGGGGTTTTTGTAAAGCTCCTCGCGGATTGCCATGGGAATGTAGCGACTCACGACGGGTACGCAGTAGTCGCTCAGTAGGTACTGGCCTTGGTCGGGAACTAGAAACCCATATTGCAGCATGGATTTTCCGAACCCATTCGTTTTAGCTATGAGGTCTATCTGGTCTAGCGACGGGATGAGACTGCCATCCGCCCATATCCCGACGATGATGAGCTTGGCCAGTACTTCTGACGGCAATAGGTCCAGGTCTAAGCCCACTGCGTGCGTTTCCGGGCTGTTCCATGTGCTGGTTCTGATCTTGATATAGTCGCCTGCCATATTCACTCCAAGTCCAATCCGCCCGTTTCCGGGCGGGGTGGGTTAGTTTTGTCGATCTCGCCGCGCTGCTTTAGCCGCGACCCTCTGCGCCTTGCGGATACGCTGCCGAGTCGTGACAGACTCAGACCCGTCTCCCCGCCACGCTCCAATCAGGTAGGCGGTCCGCTGTCCCTCGTACTTTTCCGGAGACGGCTCGCGCAGCGCGAGTGATGGCCTGTACCGTTGCCAACCCCTCACACTTTGCTCGGCAGATGCCACACACATTGCAAGCAGGGCCATTGCGTCATTTCGTGGATTCATTCGTATCTCCTTTCAACCCCCGCCCCCGCATCTCATCGGGAGCGGGCTTCCGGCAACGCGCCGGTGTGCTGCGTGAGTGCAATCAACGTGCAGCACGGAATCCCTGCCCGGCCCGGTAGGACGGGGCGAGGGGTACGCGAGCGGAGGAATGAGGAACGCGCTCGCGGCTTGGTTCGTGCCCCAACGCGGGGCACTGTGCGTCAGACCTGAACGGTGGAAACAGTTCAACGCACAAGAAATCCGACGCGGCGGGGGTTCACCGCGCCGGGGGTTCGCCCGGCTTACTCACCGGAGCGGAATGGGTCATGGGCCAAGCACGGCCATGATTGCGAGCACAACGCCCGCGATGATGAGGAATCCGATTGCGATGAGTGCCCAGAGTTTGCAGCCGGTGGCAACGTCGCCTGGGTCTACGGGGTGGTCGTCGTGTCTCATTCCTTGCCTCCATCCTTTTCCAGTTGCTCACGATCCGCCATCGCCTCAAGGCGGAGCTCTTCACGGGCTGCGAGCTTGTTCACTTCTCTGGGCGTGTAGCCCTCGTTGTAGTAATCAACGAGGTCTTGTCCGCTGAACCATTCGCCAACGAACTCACGCCACTCGTCAAAGGTCGATTCGTGACAGGTCGCGTCCGACGGGTCGCCGGTGTAGTTCGATGGTGCGTGCGCGTCGATGTCGTAGGCGGTAACGCCGGGCGGGTAGTTGTCGTTCATAACTCCCCCTCTACCGCCGCGAACATAGCGACCAAGTGAAGCTGAACCTGCTTGCGGAGATCCGGCTCCATGTCTCGCCAATCGACGCAGTGGAGCGAGCGAAGCAGTTCGTACACTTCTTTGTCCGGCGTGATGCGGTGCATCTTGAGTAGCGAATCGACAGGGCAGATACTAAAGAATCGGTTGTCAATGATCCGCTGAATAGCTGCCTTCAGGTCGTTGCGAATCACATCGCGGACGGGCTTGAGTTCCGTCATGTCGATCTGCTTATCTAGGTCTAGATTCTTTGTTGAGCGGTTATTCAACAGGGCTTCCATCATGATGAGGAACATCTGTTCCTGCTGGTCAACCACCGGCTGGCTTTTTCGTTTACCGAGCAATCTCACGACTCACCCCCAATCTCACGCGTGCCCAGCTTGCCGTTTGGAAGAATCACAAAGCCGTACTTCACGGTTTTTTCGACCTCCTCCGTTGCCAACTCGTTACCGACGAACACCTGTGGAAGTGGGCGGGCATCCTCAATCGCCTGCTCCACCACAAGGCAGTTGCTCGCCGCGTCCGCGTTCTCGGATGCGATCGCAACCTCCGGTGAGTTCAGCTTGCCCATCCACTTCGACCGATCGTGACGCCTCACAACGTGAGACACACACTGCGGGGGCAGGGCTGCCAACGAAGCGGGTACTTCGCTGTGCCCTGCCCCCTTGCCACGCAGGTGAGAGAGAATCTCTGGGTTGTCTTGGAGCTCAAACGCGGCATCGGTGTACGCATCCCAGAGTTGGTGCGCCTCGTTCTGTATGGCGAACGCAGCGTCATCCAATGCGCGAAGCGTCATGGCTACGTCACAGTTCGCGTTCGTGTCATTCATGCAGATCGTGGAAAACACGCTCCGCACAGCGGATACAGGGTCGGCGTCCTTGCCGATGCTTCCGACTAGCAGGCGCACGGCCTGCTCCAATGTCGCCTGATCCGCTTGAGTTGGGTTGTGGAGTTGGGTGCGGTTCATGAGGTCACCGCCTTCGTGTCATACGACGATTCAGCAGACAGGGCAGCATCTTTCGATGCGTAGGTGTCGCTCACGAGGCACGCCATTACAACAGCTTCTGCATAATCCCAAGTGTCGTCGCAGTCCAGTAACTTGCAGTGAAGCGCCTCGCCGTCCTCACCAACCTGCAACTCACGAGCGATACGTATTCCGTTAACGTCAACAGGTAGCCACACCTGCCTACCTAGATACACGCGGACTCCATCAGCGGTCACGCTCGTATAACGGGACAGCCGATTCAACTCATCCCGTATCTCCACCGCCAGCCCATTCGGAATCGTCGTGCGGGCGTGCGGGTCGTCGCCGTTGAGTTTGGCGGTGATGATTTCTGAGAGGGGGTGACTCATGAGGCCACCCCCTTTGGTGCGGGGACGACGGTGTAGCCGTGACCATCCATAGTTGCATAGCCGCCTAAGTCAGAGGCCCAGAAACGATTGGCGGCTTTGTCCACCTTCCATACCTGTGTAGGGTTACCGGGACCGCTCCACTGAATCCAATCGCCCACCTTGAGGTCGGTCGGGTTGCTTAGGGCGATCTCGTCTAGGCGACGGGTGATGATTTCTGAGAGGGGGTGACTCACATCGCACCCCCTTCCGGCTTGCCGTCGTGAGGCGGGTGGAAGCGGTGGTGGCCTGATGAAGGCACCGCAGAGCAGTCGCACAAGCAGACAAAGACAGGATCGCCGTCACACCGCTTACAGTGGACAGACGACGCTTCCAGAATGTGTTCCATGTCTATCGAGTGATAGTCTTCGGAAAGAACTACGCACTCGACTTCTTTGCCGTTGTCGTCGTAAAGCACAACATCGCCCGGCTTTACATAGTCGCCGTTTTTGTCGAGATACAGATGGTCGGCTTGTATGTTCGCCATCACGCCTGCCCCCCTTCCGGCTTGCCGTCGGGGTAGTTCATCGAACCGGCGAAGGTCATGGAGTCGATGCAGGGGTTGTCGGAGACGCGGATGTATTCACACGTCACGGAATAGATACAAGAAACGCGACCACTGAAAAAGTAAGCCGCCCCCTCGCTGTCGCTTGCGGATTTGACAAGCAGATGCCTTTGGTTACTGCTCCGGTAGACGCCTTTGGGCCACTCGCTCACACTGCCCGTGTAGGTCTTCACCGGCTTCGATTCCGGCGCGTCCTGCTGAAACTTGATCTGAACTTCCGACATTCCTCATTCCTCAGCGGCGCTCGCTGAGACGATCGAGGATTCGCGCCAGAGTTACGGCGGCTTCAACAAGAAGCCCGTCCTCTGGCCTAGAATGCCGCTCGTTTCGGGCTAGGGGTTCGAGTCCCCTGTCCTCCACTTCGACATTCTGAATCCCCGAGACCGTCTCACCGGAACGCGGCAAGCCGCCAGTAGGCGCGGCGGATCCGGGCAGGGAATGCAAGCTCACTGGGCCCGAATCAACGCCGCACTTCTTGGCGTGGGTCTCTGAGTTATCAATCGCTGGTAGCGAGCTTGCGTTATCAGTATCGGCTATCAGCCCCTGTCCAGTCAAGGGGCTTGTCTCCATTTTTGCAGAAAAACTCTCGCCCAACTCACGCGCCACCCCCGCGTGCTCCTCGTGCTCGATGTCCCGATAATGCTTCGTCGTCGTCTCTAAACTCCTGTGCCCCAAACGCTTCTGCACAAGCTTCGGGTCTACCTTCATCCGCAAAAGCTGGGTCGCGTGGAATCGGCGGAAACTGTGAAATCCAAGCCACCGGCCCGACCCGTCCTGCACGGAAACGCCGCCCGCCTCAAGGTCCGCGTAGAACACGCGCGGGTGCGGGCGATCGAACGGGCGGTCATCGGTGCCGGGCTTGCGTGGGTGTCGCGCCAGAAACTCACGCAATATCTGCGCGTCGAGCTGCGAGATCGCGATCGTCCTGGCCTTGCGTTCCTTGCCCGTCCCCGTGGCCGGAACGTGCACGCACGGGGCCGTGCCGATCAGCGTCAGGTGCCGGACCCGCAGTTGCTCCGCGATGCCCACCCGTAGCCCTGTGCACGCCATGAGCCAGTACAGGCCAGACCGCATCTTGGGCAGGCCGTCCCCGGACGTGAACGCCGGGCGTTCGTGCGTCTCATCGAGCATCGCCGCGCGGAACACGGCAAGAACCTCATCCTGCGTGAACGCCCGCTTGGGGTTGTCCTGAAGCCGTGGAAGCCGGATACCGTCACAGGGGTTCGCCCACGACGCGGGGGCCATCTCCGCCTGCCTGCACCACTCAAAGAACCGATTGAAGGCCGTGATGTAGTTCCGCATCGTCTTGGGCGACAGCGGCTCACCCTTCACCCCGGACTCTGACAGGCCCGCCAGATAGCCCCGCATCTTCGATCGGTCGAGTTCGTCCACTGTCTCGATCCCGAGGGCGATGCACATCCGCCCGACCATGCGGGGTACGCGGGTGGTGTGATCCTTTCCGAGCTGCTGGACAGACGCGTCCCGCTCCCACTCTCGAAGAACCTCATCCCACCGAACGGGCTGGGATTGCTGAACTTCCATCGGGGCCACCGTACCGCCCCTGTCCCCGCAAGTCAATATGATTTCTACAGTTACAGCCCCATCGCACACCACTTTGGGTGGTTGCTCCCCCTGCCTCACATAGATGCGGACGGATGGTTGCTCCTCTGTAGGTGCGCGTAGATCCGCGTAGCTGCTGATAGGTATCGGTGTGTGTGTTTCCCCTGCCCCTGCATCATGGTTGGCGGCCTGAATCATGCGCCGCTCATACATAATCAGGGTGGTATACGACTTGTCTGGGTCAAGGTTGTGTAATTTCGCACAAATTTGTGGGGAATGGGTAGGTGGGGAAAGTTGTGGCCGGGGGCGCGATTCATCTTTGAATCACCTTTGGTGAATCGATTCATCACGAATCATCAGGGCTGGTAAAAAGTCTGGAAAAAGTCAGGTTTCTGTGTTCCATGTAGAACACGAACGGGTATACTACGGGCACCAAGCACGAACCCTTTCTCTGAGGAAGGGTTTATCCCATGCGATCACGCATCCTGCTTGGCGTCCTCCTGATTTCCATGATCCTTGTGCTTGCCGGGTGTTCGTCTGCCCGGCTCCGTGAGAACGCGGACAAGCTGGATCGTGGCGCGAACCAAGTCCGACAAGTTGCCGAACGTGTTGAGCAGGGCACGGTGGATCACGCCGACCTGATTGAGGCGTTGCGTGTGTACGTCCCTGAATCGCTCGCCGACGAAGCGGCGCGGGTGCTGGAAGTGGCAGAGGATGCGCCCGGTGCTGCCCGTGACGTTGCGGCACTCATGGAAGACCTCGCCGACGACTGGCGGACGCAAGCCGATCGTGACGCGGACGCATGGGAAAACACGCTGGTTGGCGGCATCGGGGTTGCCGAGGCATTGCTTGGCGGCTCGACCGTGCTTACCGGCCTGCTCGCTGGCGTGTTCCGTCGCAAGCAGAAATCAGCCGAGTCGGTCACTGAGGACATCGTGACGTCTATCCAGTCCAGCCCCGCGATCCGCGCCGCGATCGACGGCGACGGCGGCAACGACCTCCGCAAGTCGATGAGCGTCAAGACTCAGAAGGCCGTCAAGAAGATCAAGCAAACGACCTGAAAGGACTTGCAATGAGCAAGAAAGCTATCGCATCCCGTGTTCTCAAGTCGCTGTTTGGTGAGGAGTATTTTTACTCCAACCGCGAGCGGCTGCTTCGTGATTTCGCCAAGGTAGTTGGCGACCCCGAGATTGAGTTGGGCATGACGGTGGATGACATTTTCGCTAAAGCCCGCAGCATGGGCTTTGGAACCTGACCTCTCTCTTCCTGCGCCCCGCCCCTTTACCTTTCGGGGGGCGGGGTTTTTCACAAGGACCGCCCATGTCGCTTTACACCACCCAGCAACTCGACTCGCTCGCCCAGCTCTGGGAACAGGCAGGCATCGACCTCGCCTCGCTCATCAAGGCGAACGCCATGCACTACGCGCAGGAGGGCACGCCCTCGCCGAACCCGCAGAAGGCGTACCCGGACGGAGCGACCGAGAACCAGAAGAAGTGCGCGGACGTGGCGTACATCCTCTACCAGATCGAGCTGCTTGATCCCAAGGTGGACGCGAATCAGGCATTCCAGGACTACTGCGCGAATCACGCATCGTGCTTTGAGGCATGAGGAAGGTGAGTGGCAGATGACCGTGCCTATCTCGCAGAACAGTTCAAACCCACTGAGAGACTGCTCGCTCGTCTGTGCCTCATTATTGTGGCAGGGTTCATCATCATCGCCTGTCTACTCCTCTGGTATGGGGCACGGTTCGGGAGCGTGTCGGCGCTTGAGTCACAGTTGCGGGAGCGCGACACGTCGCTCGCACGCACGCGGGAGATGGTCTCGCAAGCCCGAGACAAGGCGGCAGGCATCAACCCGAGGCCCGAGGACGTCGGACGCCTACGCGATCTTCTCAGGCGGCTTGATACGGTCATGGAGGCGATTCCGTGATTGACCTGTTCGCCACCATCGCCAGCGGCCCGAGCACGATTGACAACATCGTGACGCTGACCAGCGCGGTCGTCGCCGTGCTCTCGGTGCTCGGCTCGCTCACCGCCGTGCTGTTCTTTGTCTTTCGCATCCACTCATCGACGCAAGCCAACTCGATCGAGATTGAGCGGATCAAGGCGGAGCAAATGCGGTACGCCAAGGACATTGAGTCGATCAAGAAAGACAACCGTGAGATGGAGATCACGCTTGCCCGCGCGGGGATTGGGGCAAGCTCATGATCCACCTATGCGTCACCCACGATCAGGCGCTCCGCCCGGCTGCCGTCGATGCGATCGAGTTCCACGGCTTCAACGTCCACCCCACGCCGGTGGTGCAGGTTGACTTCGGACGCGACCCACACCTGTCCATCGACTCGCCCGAGGTCATCACCGGCATCGACCGCATCCGCAAGCTGGCACCCGGTCAGGACGTCTACATCGACTGGGAGTACCAGGACCACTACGCGAACACTCGGGTGAACACCCAGAGTCAACTGTTCATCAAGCTGATCCTCGCCGGGGAGATCCGACAGACCGGCAACCGTGCGGGCATCTACGGCCCGGTGTGCATCCGCGCCAACGCTCACACCGCGATCAGCCAGAGCAGCATCGAGAACCTCAAGGCGGTCGGGCGGCTGTTCGATTTCGTGGTCATCCCCGTGTACATCGCCACGCAGTTTGAGCCGGGCAGTGTTGAAGAGCGCCGCTACATGCTCAACACACTCTCGGCCTTGCGGGAGATCCGGGCGGTGCTCCTCGATGGTGTGGAGATCATGCTGGCCTTCCAGTTCAGCGTGCGTCCCAGCGGGACCACCCGGCTTGAGATGACCGAGTACGAGGCGCTGGTCATGGGCGAGGTCATCGCCGCGTCGGGCGCCACACCCCTGTGGTGGTACGAAGCACGAGAGAGCGGCAAGGACGCGATTGATCGGCGTATGGCCGAGGTTGACCGGCTGGGCGGCAAGTTCCGGATGGGCCTTGAGCGTCACCGGGTGGACAGGAACATGGACGTGGGCGATCCACAGGGGGTTGAGTAATGGCGATATCAGCATCCGCAGCCGTGCAATCGAACACCGGCGCCGTCACCCCTGTTGAGGGCGTGATCTTCCTCCGTGGTTCCACGACCGGGGCAACCGGCGAGATCGAGGAACAACAGCCGTCGTGGTCTGGCACGTCCCTCGGCTCGATGTCATGGAACGCCTGCCGGTTCCCGCAGTTCACCACCGCCAACGGGTTCAGCACGAACCTTGACGCCCAAGTGGACGTGTTCGACGATGCCAAGTTCTGGGACATGCCCGTGCTGCCCGACGAAGCAGGCACGCTCGATGCCACGTTCACCTGTCTCGATGAGGACGCGAGCAGCGACACCGCCACGACATCGGCCACCATCACCGACGCGAGCACCTACACCCAGCTTTATGTCGATGACTCAGCATCGAACACCGAGGGCGAAATCTACCAGACCGACTTCACCGACTCCGCGTCTACCAGCATCGACGCGATTGACCCGGACAAGAACCTGTATCAGCGGGATTGGACCGTTCGGAAGGGCACGCTTGCTACCGACGGCTCTGGCGCTCTTGAGGCAGTTACACAGGACGGCGTGGGCATGTCTATCGCCACGCTTGATTACGGCGTTGAGCAGGTTGTACTTGAATCAACCGTCAGATTCACAGCGGCGGGTGAAACGGTAGCAAACGGATTTTGCCTCAGATATGGCGGGGGTATTTCGTGGCTCATCGTCGGACTGAATGAAGACGGAGACAAAGTTCAGATCGTCAACCGCACTGGATTCTCAGTGCTGGCCGAGTCCGCCTTTACCGTGGCCGCTAACACCGATTACGTACTTAAGGTGACGGACGACGGCAGCGAGATCAACGTCTATGTGGACGGGAACCTCGAACTGACACACACCACGTCCACCTACTCGGGTAACACCGAGTGCGGAATCAACGGTTGGGGTGTGGGTGGATCTGACAGCGGCGAGTTTATCTGGAAGGATTTCAGCTTCAAGATCCTCAACGACGGCAGCGGCGAGAGCGGTGACGCGATCAGCAACATTGACACGATGGCTACGCTCATGGATGCGGTACTGGACAAGGTGCTGGTCAACGTCGCACCCGGCACGTACCACCAAACCAAATCCCTGCCTGTCGACGGGGTCAACGTCGTTTGGCGGTGGGGCACGTCGGGCACGCTGGTCAACCTCGACACCGATCAACTCGACCGAGAGACGCCGGTATTCGAGTTCAACGGCGGATCGGGCACGCTCAGGCGATGCACGTTCCGGGGATTCAACGTACAGGCATCCAACGCGGTCACGGCGGTCGTGGACTTCTCGGACTCCGCCGTGTGTGACACCGGATCAGACACGATCGTGGTGTCCTCTGAACTCTATGACGCGGCGAGCGACGACGACCCGATCTACTACGCGGCCACGCTCAGCAGCAGCACGAACCTCCCCGGCGGACTGACCCAGGACGAGGTCTACTACGTCTCCAAGCAGGGATCGAACACGATCAAGCTGCTCGCCACACCGGGCGGGTCGGTCGTCAACATCACGTCCCTGTCCAACCACGCCGGGCACGTCCTTGTCCTCAACGGTCGAAAGAAGCTGGTCAACGCACCGTCGGGTGTCAACGTCGATATGTGCTTTGCCGACATCGAACTCGACGAGAGCACGCCGGATTATGCCTTCGAGGGCTTCGGCGGGACAATGGCCGACGGCTCCCGCCTCGCCTACCTCCGAGTCAAGGCCAACGGGGTCGCCACGGTACGCGGCTGGATTTCTTGCTTCGTCTCCACATCTACCCATACCGTGGATCTCGCGTGTATCGACAGTGACGCGGGGGCAGTGACGACCGAGCGCCCGCACCGCTTCAACCTCGGCCTTGGCCGTCTGACGTTCGGGCACAACCACGTCAATCAGTCAAGCCACGGCGGGAAAAACCCGCTCCGGGTCCAAGCGTGCGAACGAGCCAGCATCTTTGGGTGCAACCTTGTCGGCACGTCCATGAGCATCGGCGGCGACGGCGGGAACGCCCAGCACGTCCGTGTGGAGCAGTGCCACATCAACGGCATCGACGCATACGACGCTGGCGAGGTGCAGGTTGTCTCCTGCATCATCTCTGATGAGAAGATGCTGCCGGTCACCGGAAACACGCCGACAGGCGCTCAGTATCCAGGCGGCATGGGACTGAACCGTGATTCCACAGCATCGGGCAGATTCTACATCGGGCACTGCACAATCGTGGCGACAGGTGAGGCACTCGCTGAGACCAACAACGTATTTGGGACGATCGAAGGCACGTCCGATGCCAACGTGGAAGCCAACGTGCTCATCGAAGGTTGCGTGTTCACGTTTGACGGGAACACCGCCCCGAACGCATACGGGTTCATGCACCTTTACGCATCGGTGTCGTCTTCCATATTCACAAACAACACCGTTCCCGAGGACTCCGAGACAGAAGGCGAGGCGGCGGTTGTTGGCCGGATCGACGGCGTGAACCAGTCAGAGGCACAGTGGACATCCAACGCCGCAACGTCAGGCACCACCTACGCATCGGTCACGCTCGATTCCTCGTTCGTGCCCACCGGCGGCGGGACCGCAACCGTACCGAACGGCGTGTTCGGCGATGCGTTCGGCTCACCGTGGACGCCCGGCCAGACCCAGAATCGCGGTGGGGTGGACGAAGACTCGACACCGCCGACCGTCGCCCAACTCTCGCCCGCAGACAACGCGACCGGCGTGCCCACAGCAACCACGCCTGACATGCAGTTCAGCGAGAACATGAAGGTGGGCACCGGCACGATCGAACTCCGCCAGGTCTCAGACGACTCAGTGCTCGATTCGATCAACGCGGCGGACGCGACCATCAACATCGGGGACCGAACAGAAGTCACGCTCACCGGGCTGTCACTGCTCGGCCAAAGCGGAGCGGTGTACATCTACATCCCGATGGGGGCATTCCTCTCACAGTCCACGTCACTCCCGTTCGCGGGCTACACGGCAAACACAGACTGGAACTTCACAATCGGCAGCGTCGGCACAAGCGGAAACCGCTCGCGTATCCGCGACGGGCTACGCCAACGCTGAAATACGGAACATGGACGGATTCTAATCGCAGTTTTTAAGGGTTAGCAATGGCTAAAGTAGGCAGGCCATCAAAATACACGGATGAACTCGCAGAAGTGATCTGCACACGCATCGCGGATGGGGAGTCGCTGCGACGTATTTGCCGTGATGCCGACATGCCTGACAAGGAAACGATCAGGCGGTGGAGAGGGGAAAATGAGGCGTTTCGCGCCCGTTATGCACGTGCACGCGAGGACGCTGCGGATTCCTACGCAGACCGGATGCTCGCCTACTGCGATGATTTCGAGACGGCGGACAGCATCACGCGAGTCCAGGGCCTCAAGGAAGCGTCCCAGAATCTGCGCTGGCTGGCGGGTGTGACCAAGCCCAAGGTCTACGGCGATCTCCAGAAGCTTGAGCATTCCGGGGCGGGTGGTGCACCGTTGAAGATCACGATTGAGCGACCCGGCGGGGAGGGCGATGACTGAAGTCCGCCACAAGTTGCTCCCCAAGCAGGACGCTGCCATCTTCTCAACGGAGCGGCATGTCTGTTATTCCGGCGCGGTCGGCGCGGGCAAGTCGCGGTGCGCATGCATCGACGCACTCATCCACTGTGCCGGCGAGCCCCGTGCCCGCTACGGCCTGTTTCGAAAGACGCTCGTGGGTCTCAAGAAGTCCACCCTTAAAACGCTGCTTGAGGGCGATGGCGATGCCCCGCCCGTGCTGCCCTATGACTCCTATACCCACAACAAGGTTGAGTGCGAGATCAAGGTCAAGGGGGGAGGCTCGATCCTGTATAGCGGCATCGAGCGGCCCGAATCGGTCTTGTCCATGAACCTCACCCGTGCTGGCATTGACGAGGTCGTGGAGTTGACAGAGGAGGATTATGGTGCGGTGGACACCCGCGTGCGTGTCGAGATCGGCGTGCCTCAGCAGGTGCTTTCATTTACGAACCCAGCGACCCCCTCGCACTGGTACGCCAAGATGATGGGCCTGAGCCCCGAGAAGCAGACTCCGGACGAGGGATGCAAGATCATCCTGACCAAGACCAGCGACAACATCTACCTGCCCCAGTCGTACTTGGATTCGTTCAGGCGGCATGAGGGCACGCTCTACTACCGCCGCATGTTCCTCGGCGAGTGGTGCGGCACGGACGGCCTGATCTACCCGCAGTTCAGCCGAGACAGCCACGTGCGGTCGGTGAACGTGACCGGGTGGGATCGCATGATCTGCGTGGACGACGGCGTTGTACACCCGTTCTGCGCCCTTGATGTGCGTGTGAGCCCCGATGGGCACTTCCACGTTGCCCGAGAAATCTACGAAAAGGGCATGGCGAGCGACCAGAAGCGGGCCGCGATCAAGGGCCTGTGCGACGGCGACACGCTCGTGGTGGTTGACAGCGCCGCCCAAGACCTGATCCTGTCATTGCAACAAGACGGCATTCGGGCCAAGCCCTGCGACAAGGGGCCGGGCTCGGTGCTGCACGGGATCAATCTTGTGCAGGCCTACCTTGCGAACAACCAGTTCAGCGTGGATGAGTGCTGCACGGACGTGGTTCGGGAGTTTGAGACCTACGAGTGGGCGGAGAATCGGGACGGCCTCAAGGACGAACCTCGGAAGATCAACGACCACGCAATGGACCCGATCCGGTACGGGATTCGTTGGATCTCGCAGCAACGCGGCCTTCGCGTGCTCGGTCCCGACCCCGATGAGGTCAAGAAGCAAGATGAACCCAAGACGTTCGAGCAGAGGCGTTTGGAAGACCCCGAGGCGGGTTGGGAACCAGTGAACGGCTTCGGCTATGGAGGTGGGTGGTGATGAGCAGCACTTGGTCACGAGTCACGCTTGCGGACATACTGGACGCTGCGGACAAGATCCCAGACTACCCGTCGTATGAGGACGCTCACACGCCGCTCACGGTCGGCGAGGCCCGTTTGTACGCCAGCAAGTTCGGCATCTCGCCGCTGTCCGAAATCGAGGGCCGCATGCTGTACGGTGACCCTATTCGCGTGATTCACCACATAAACAGCGACGGAAGCGTGCGTTACCCCCACGATTGGAAGGCTACCTAATGTTCGGACTACGCACAAAAGCCGCCCCCAAGATCAAGCAGGAGGTCAACTCCGAGGTATGGGGTGACACGCTCAAGCGGCAGGAGCAGCTCGCACGCCACTACGGGCTGAATCCCGAGGCCATCGAGCTGATCTCCCGCGCATTCGGCGAGGCCGCGATCTGTGCCCGCATCAACGCCACGATCTGCGATTCGGCCACGCTGCGTCTGTACAAGCGGGCGGGGTCCGCTGGCGTCCGCAGGGGCACACGGGCACGCAAGGCGGTGGAGCGTCACAAGGACATGCAGCGGGGCAAGTATGGCCGCAAGCTCGCCGAGTTCACCTTGGGCGGGGCTGAGATGGTCGAGGTCACGGCGCACCCGCTGCTCGATCTGATCCGCAACCCCAACTGGATGTTCCCCGGCAACCAGATCAATCTGCTCGGCTGGCAGTTCCGTTGGGTGACGGGCAACTCGTATGAGCTGGGTTCGTTCTCAGGCACCACGCCGGTGCAGCTCTACCCGATGTTCGCCCAGCACGTCAATATCGTGGGCGACGACGAGGCGGGCATCAAGGAGTACGTCTACGGACGCGCGGAGACATCATGGCATTCCTACAGCCCGGACGAGGTGATCCACTACAAGCTGTTCCCGTCGATGCTGACGCCCCTGTACGGGACGTGCCCGCTGCACGAGGTCTTGCCGTATGTGGACCAGTTGAAAGACTCGGTGATCCTCGACATTGCGATGACGAAGAACGGGCTGCGCCCGGATATGATCGTGAGTTTACCCGAAGGCACCTCAGATCCCCAGGAAAAGACGTTCATCAAGCGGCTCACGTCCAAGTTCGGGACGGGCGGTGTTCGCAGTTGGGTCAAGCCCCTTGTCATTACAGGCGAGACCAAGGTGACGCCCATCACGTGGCCCGAGAAAGAGGCGATGTCCCTGCCCAAGCGGGAAGAGGCGCTCAAGGCCGTCCGCCGTGCATACGGCCACGACGAGGCGCAGGCGGACAGTGGGGACGCGACCTACGCGGCAGCCCTGATGGGCGATGCCCGGTTCCTGGGTCAGGTGATCGAACCGGCGTTGCAGCAGGACGCGGCGCAGAAGGTCAAGCTGTTGCAGTGGTTCGGTCTGGACCCGGACGATTACGCGCTGGCGTATGACCCGCTGGTTGAGAAGGACGAGGCGATCTATGAGGAGCGTCTTCGTACCAGTTGGCTTAACGGGGTCCGCACTGCGAACGAGGTCCGCGTGGAGCTTGGCCTTGACGAGATCGACGACGAGAACGCGAACAAGCTGATGGTGAACGGCCAGCCGCTTGGAGCATCGGCACAGGCGGACCCGTTTGGCGGGTTGCTGGGCAGCTTTGGTGGTTCGGCGCCGAAGCCCGATCAGGCAGAGCGGGCCACCGAGGATGAACCCAACCCGCCCGGATCTGGCGATGAGGAGGCCGAGCAGCTCGAACCAAAGGCGTTCGATTTCAAATCCATCCTCGGCACCCACGAATCCCCCCTCTGGCGAGACTGCGGCGAGTGCGGGCAGCGTCGGACCAAGGACGATGACGACATCGCGGCGAATGACCCGGTGTTGAGGCAGGCGCTTGAGAAGTACCGGGGCCGGGTGTTCTCGCTCGCACGCGACGTTGTAGCGGACATGCAGGACGAGGCGTTGGAGGCCGTGGGCAATGGCCGCACGCCGGACCTGAAACCGATCGTCGATCAGGCCGCCCCGCAGTTCGCGGACGCGATGGGTGACATCGTGCGTTTCGGTATCGTGAACTATCTCGAGTCCGGCGAGCACGGCCAGAGCGTGCCCGATGAGGCGTTTGAGATCGTGCCCGAGCGGGCGCTGCGTGCGTTGGACGCCTACTCGTTTGAACTCGCCGGTGAACTCGCAGACACGACCGTGCGTCAGGCCGAGGTCGCAGTACGCAATGGGCTTGGGCAGGGCTGGTCGATCGACAAGGTGGCCGAGGAGATGTCGGGCTTCCCCGAGTACCGGGCCGAGGCGATTGCCCGGACGGAGACACAGCGAGCGGTCCAGACGGGCAAGCGCGAGGGTGCGATTGCGGTGGGGGTGAAGGAATACCGAATCCTGACGGCCCCCGGTGTTCGCAAGTCACACGCGGCGATTGCGGCGCGCGGCTGGACCCCGATCGACGAGCCGATTGTGAAGGCGGGGGAGACGATCGAAGGCGATACGTTCTCGCGTGACCTGTACGCCCCACCGTTGGGAATCAATTGCAGGTGCGGAATCACATTCAAGTATGAGGGGGAGTGATGATTATCGGCAGGCGCAGGATCGACAGATATCGGAGGCACTTGCAGCTTACCGCTCAAGCCAAGCAGGAAGCGAAACCAAACAGGCCCAAGGGATCAGCACCGCCGCCGCCTAAGAAACGCTGCCCACACTGCGGCAAACCACTCGGAGACACCCCATGAACGCAACCAACATCCTCCACCGCCTCAAGGGGCACCCTGGGATTGACGACGACGCCCGCGTTGGCGTGGTTTCCTCATTCGGCAAGGGTGCGCAGATCATCGTCAAGAGCGACGACAACCGTGCTCGCCACCTTGAGGTGATCGCCAACACCGATGACATCGACCTGGATAACGAGGTCGTGATTCCGGGCGGCGCGAATACCGCGTACTTCCAGCGGAACAAGCAGATATTCGCGGACCACGTGTATGACCTGGGCAACGTCGTCGGCGTGCTCCGACACCTATACAAGTACCCGAGCGACACCGACCACAAGGCGTGGCGGGTGAAGATGCACCTGCACGACAACCCGCTGGGCAACGCGGCCATGCGGATCGTTGAGGAAACGGGCCAGATCGGGGTATCCATCGGCTTCGTCGCCAAGGACTACGGGGCGCCGACCGAGGATGAGCGGAAGCGGTTCAAGTCGGCGGACGGGTCCACCCCTCATTCGGTCGTGCGTGAATGGGACTGGTTCGAGCTGAGCGTCACGGCCCTGCCCTGCAACGTGGCGTGTCAGTCGATGGCGATGACCGAGGGCAAGTCCGCGGACATGCTTGACGCGGTTGACCGGCTTGTGACGAAGGGCCTGATTGACCGTGAGTCGGCGAGCTTGCTGGGTATGCCCATCACGCCAAGGCGGAAGATGCACGCGGTCAGTTCGCCTGCTCCGCGTCGGTCTGTGGTGAAGGTTTATGAGTGAGGGTCGGTGGGGTGAGGGCGGATTGCATCGCCGCGCAAACTGCCTCCAGCGTATCGCCCGCGATCTCGACGAACCCTACCGGCGTTGTGGGGTAGACCCTTAGCGTGACTAGCACGTCCTTTTCGATACACCGCTCACGTGCCCCGTCGTCGCACCACTCAAAGTCTTGGGATTGATCTAGGTACCGCTCAAGGTCCATGTAGATGGACTTGTGGTCGTTGACGCTGATGTACCAGCAGACCGATTGCTGCGTGAGACTGTTGAGGAAGTTGACCATACCCCATCATACCCGATCCGCAATGGGGGTGGGCACGACTCGTCCCATCGTGTCCAGCCGAACACGCCTGAGTGCCGGGAGGCCCCATGCGATCCGGTGTGCGAAGTTATACCGGCTCATCGCCTCAGATAAGCCTGCGTTGGTCAGTGTGCCGGGCTGGTGCGTGATGGTGTACCAGCCCCGATCAGGGTCTCTCGCCTTGATGCGGGTCATGGTCAGGCCAACGTCGAAATACAACTGGTCAGACTGCGTGACCGTGACCTCGGGCTTGGTGTCAAGTGCGGTGTTCATGCTCGGATCATACCCGATTCCTTCCGATTGGCTCCGATCGCTTCCGATGCGTCTCACCCCTGAACCTGGTGGTTTGCCGGTCTCGCGTCATAAATCTCGCTTATGCACACAAGATATTGCATAAATCCTGTTGACACCACAAGAGGGTTCGGGGACAATACGGCAACTGATGGGGTTCGTGCTTGGTTCATCGAACTCACGCGGCTGCGGTCTGTGGAGGGGCGTAGCCGATTGGCCGAAAGGCCACAAAGCGTTGGTTCCCCAGTGGCCCTGACATCGGGAACATCTTGCCCGGCACGCGTGGAGTCTCCCAAGCCGGGGAATAAATGGAGACCTAGAGGCCACACCCCGAATCGTCGCTCACAGCGTCGCTTCGGTTTGTCAAACTGAACGGCTTCCCCTGCGGATGATCGCGCCCGAAGTGCAGGCCAGCACCGAAGGCCCCAGATTCCAAACGCGTTGCCCGGACGGTTGTGTTTTCCCATGGAAACCACTTCCCAAAGGAGCTATGCGATGGGGTGGAACCAAAAGAACCTGCGCCACAACTTCAAGGCGTGGGCGAAAGACCTGAACATTCGAGACTTTGAGGGCGATTCGGCTGACGACGCGGTTGCGTTCGTCAAGACGGTCGCGGAGCGCTACGACATTCCCGACCTTGTGAAGGACGGCGAGGTTGACGAGGCGGCGGTGAAGGCGGCTTGGGGCCGTAAGACCGTGCGTGTTATCGCCGACGCTGGCGAGGAAGTCGTGGTTGACGACGGCATGGGCACGGCTGAGGCCGACCCAGAGGACGAGGAAACCAAGGAGCTTGACGAGGACGAGGACGAAGGCAAGGCCAAGTCCAAGAAGTACAAGCAGCTCCAGAAGCTGACTCGTGAACTCGGGATCAAAGAACCCACGTTCATGAAGTCGATCCACGAGGCGAGCACCAAGGGTGCACCGGCTGTACACGTCAGCGCAGAGCGGGCACGACGCAAGGCGTTCGATAACGCGGCCAAGAACGGCACGCTGTATCGGGGCAAGCGGGTCGTCTTTGGGTCTGCGGACGAGGCGGAGTATTTCGGTTCAGCGGCTCGCCTGATGATCTCAAAGGGTGGTCACGGCGTTCCGTACAGCCGAGATCAGTACCGCAACGACTGCTCGATCATCGGCACCAAGGCAACCGGGGTGACCACCGACAACGCATGGGCGGGCACGCTCATCGTCTCGGAGACTGCCCCGCAGATCATCGACCTTCTGCACACTTATGGCGCTGCTCGCCAGTTCTGCCCGATCACGAGCATGCCTGACGGCTCTTACGACACCAAGCGCAAGACATCGAACATGAGCTTTGCATATGTGAGCGAGGGATCTGCTCCGTCAGAGACCAACCCCGCATACGACAATGTTCACCTCGATGCGAAGAAGGCGGCGGGTATCGCTCGCGTCTCAATGGAGATGCTCAACGATTCCGCGTTCGAGCTTGGCAATGAGGTTGCCCAGTCGTCCGCAGCGGGCATGGCGCTGTTCGAGGATCAGGAATACTTCCTCGGGAGCCACGGCACCCACGGCGGTCTCGCTGGGAACGTGGACTCCGACTCTACCTACGACGCGGCGCTTTCGTCGGGCTGGGAAGACTACACGATTCCCAAGCTCCAGGCGTGGGTCGCCAAGGTTCCCGCAGAGGCATGGATGAAGGGCACTGTGAAGATCGCGTGTTCGACCGCGTTCTATCAGGCCGTGCTCCGTCGCTTCGCTCTCTCGGCAGGCGGCAACGTCGGCGGTGCGCTGCTTGACGGCATGGGTGGCGGATACGGCTGGGACGGCATTCCTGTCGTCCTGAGTGAAGTCCTGCCCAGCACCTACTCGGCGGATCAGTTGGTTGCGTACATCGGTGACGGTGGGCGCGGCTCCAAGTTCGGTGTGGTGAGCGGCTCCGAGGCCCTCAAGTACACCGACCAGCGTTACTGGGATACCGACGAGGTTGCATGGATGGCCTCCGAGCGTATCGACTTCAACTTCCACGATGTCGGGGGCACTTCCTCCGAGGTCATCGCACTCAAGGACTAAGGAGAATCTGAAATGGTTGAAGCACAGAATGTCAAGGCAGTTCAGATTATCCGGCCCGTGTCACTCAACAACGCCACGGCAACCTCGATCATCGTTGATACTCGGGGGTGGTCGTATGCCGATGTCCAGATTTCGATCGGCGCTTCAGCGGGAACGCTGACGGCGCTGAAGTTGCAGGAGGACGACGCGTCTGACGGCAACACCGCAACGGACATCACTGGCGCGGCGTTCAGTGGCGGCGACCTGCCGAGCACTGATAGCGACGGCGACATGCTCTCGATCAAGCTTCCGCTTGGAGGGAACCGGAAGCGGTACCTCAAGCTGGTTGCAACCGAGAACAACGTCGGCGCGATGCTGATCGGCGCGGTCGTGCAACTCTCGCGTGGTGCTGAGTTCCCGAACTCGGCAACGGAGCGCGGTTACGCGGCTGAGGTGATTATCGAATAACCCCAACCACCACCCGCTCGGAAACGGGCGGGGGTGTTTTATGAAGATCAAACTGAAAATCGAAGCGTTTGGATTCAAGCCAGGATCGGTGATCGAGGTATCCCCGACCCGCGCGAAAGAACTCCTGAAAGACGGTGACGCTGTGGAGGTTGTGGAATCCCCCAAAGCCAAGCGTGGCACCCGCAAGAACCTTGAGAACAAGTCGCTGAGCGCGGCGGGGTAAACCGTGCCCATCACCACCGCATCCAACTACAAGACCAGCCGGGGCGTGCCCGGTTCCGACTATGACACGATCATTGCGGACATCATCACGCAACAGCAGGCGTGGTTGGAGCGGCAGTGCGGGCGTGCGTTTGACGAGGCGACGTACACGGATGAGGCATACGACGGCACCGGCACCGGCGAGCTGTGGCTTGATAACCGGCCCGTCTCGACGCTGACGGCGGTCAAGATCCTTGCCTCGGACGGCACCACGACGACGCTGGACAGCGGGGATTACCGGCTGGTTGACTCGCAGTACATCCACCGGCTCAAGAGCACCGGCTGGGACGCTGTGTCGCCCTGGGACGGCTACAGCGGGCCGTGCTTTCCTCGAGGCCACGGCAACGTGCTTGTGACGTACACGGCGGGCTATGGCAGCGGTGAGCACCCTGACGACCTTGTGTCGCTCATGTACCAGCTCGTTGATATCGCCCTGCACGATCGCGGCCACAGCGCGTTGATTCAGCAGCAGGCGGACGGTGTTGTGCAGCGTACCCGGATGACCCCGACTGATGCGGAGAAGGTGAAAGCAGACCTGATTCGTCCTTGGAAGCGGGTGAGCGTATGAGCACGCTGGGACCGCCGACACCGCCCGCGCCGTTGTCGCTGTACAACACGACGGCGACGATCAGCACGCCCGACTATGGCACGCTGTCCAGTTCGGGTATGCCGACGCGGACGCTGGGATCGACCGACTCCAACATCCCCTGCCGCCTCGACACGATCACGCCGGGTCAGGCGCTCAAGTATGGCTACGTCGTGGATGAGACCGCGTTCCGTCTGATCTGTCCGGTGAGCAAGGCGGACGGCTCGGATCTCCTGATCGGCAAGAACCAGTACATCACGGTCGGTGGCGTGCAGTACATGACGCTCGGTGCGGGCCGTCGAGAGGGCGTGAGCGGCGAGCAGACGGCGATTCTCAAGAAAGAGGACCGCTGATGGGTGTCACGATCACTGACAACTCAGGCGCGTTCCTGGCACGCCTCACGGAGGCCGTGGACGGCAGTGGTGGCGGGCTTGACGCGGCTACTCAGTTCCTTGCGGGCAAGATCACGGAGTCAATGTACCTGAGTGGTGCGGGCGGTGTGCCCAACGACACGCCGACCAAGCTTCAGCCGCCTTCGGCGCCGGGGACACCGCCGAGCGTGAAAACAGGTCGGCTCGCCAACTCGTTCACGAACGCGCGTGTGGGCACGCTGCGATGGGCGGCGGGCACGAATGTGGAGTATGCGAAGATCCATGAGTTCGGGGGCGTGATTAACCACCCTGGCGGCACGGCCTACATCATGGTTGGCGGCCGGTTCCAGCCGGTGCGGAATGAGAACGCCAAGCCGTGGATGAAGCGAACGAAACCACACGCTATCAACATGCCCGCACGCCCGTTCATGCGGCCCGCGCTGCGGAATAACAAGGCGGCTCTCGGGCGGGTGTTTGCAGCCCGAGTCCGCCGGTTGATGAAGGCGGCTGGGGGTGCTGCATGAGCTTCAACCCGTTTGCCCCCGAGGGGCCGATCATCACGCGGCTCAAATCGCACGTTGCTCTAGTGGCGGCGACGCAGGGCATCTACAACACGGTCGCCCCGGATGACACCCAGCTCATGCCCGGTGATAAGCCGTATGTGGTCGTCACCCATATCTCGGGGACGTTTGAGAACACGACGTTCCGCACGAACATCGCATCGTCGCTCTATCAGGTCAGCGTGTACGCGAACCGGCAGGATGGCGACGACGACTCGAAAACGATCATGGGCTACATCTTCGGCGACGCGGAGGGGACCGACAACGCGCCGACGTATGGGCTTGCCCGCTGGAAGATGACGGGCGTTACGGACATGGCGAGCGCAACGATGGTGCCCGAATCCTACGGGACGGCCCACGACGCGGAGCGCCTGCATTACTGGATGACATTCTCGATTGAGAACGTGGAGGCATAGCGATGGCACCAACAGTAGGGTTGACGGGCCTCATCTCGTCGAGTGACACGGGGAAGCCCCTGCACTACCTCATTAACTCGGGGACTGACCCGTATTCCGCGTCCCTGACGATCGCGGGTGAGTCGTTTGACACCACCCCGTTTGCATCGACCGCCCCGGTTGCGGCCACGAACATCGCGGGCCTGCAATCGTGGTCGGGTTCGTTCGGTGGGCGGTTCCCGGCTGGCGGGGCGGCATCGGGACATCTGGGGCTGGTCACGTTCGGGAGCGGGTACGCGACGAATGTTCGCGGGTGGACGATCACAGCGTCCATCGCGGCGCTGGACGTGACCGCACAGGCGAGCACGGCCCCGACGTGGATGAGCTACCTGCCGGGCCTCTACACCTACTCGGGTTCGTATGAGTGTCTGGTTGACGACACGACGGCGATCAGCTCATGTACCAGCGGCTCGGCCACGTTCCGTATCTCGACCGAGAGCACGAACGATAACGAGCTGGCGGGTTCGATCGTTGTGACGGGGGTGAGCGTCAATGGTCAGGTCGGCGATCGGTGGTTGGTCACGGTCTCGTTCGTGGTGTCCGGTGTGCTGACGACTGACGGCGATTCGTCGCTGTTCAACGTGGACTCTGCGGGCACCCCTGACGATCTGGAAACGCCCGAAGCGACGGCGATCAGCATCCGGGTGGACGGTTCGCGGACGTACTCGGGGAATGCGTTTGAGACCGGTTGGACGATCAGCAGCGCGATCGGCTCACAGGTGACCGTGAACGTGAACTTCCAGGGTACGGGGGCGTTGACGATCGGGTGATTACTGAGCGGCGAGGAACACCACGATATTCCCGAGGATCACAAGGCCGATGACAGCGAGCGCAGCAATCCCGAGCGCCTTGAGAACGCCGAACATCACGGCGCGTTCTTTCAGCTTGGCGTCCACCTCTTGTGCGGTGGGCTGCGCAGCGGGTTCGGTCGTCGGGTCCAGCACAAGCCAGCCCGCATCACTCGCCTTTGCCTCGGCTTCATGCACAGACCGCGCGGGAACTTCCACGGTGAGGCGTTCGCCACTCTTGCGGTCCTGTACCCCAATCACAAACACGGCTTTCTTTGGCTTCATGGTCATGGTGCTCATGGGGGGATTCTAACAAATGGCGTCCCCAAATGAAATAGCGGAAGTCTCAGTTGGCGTAAAAGCCGACCTATCGGACCTGAAAAGGGTAGGCCCAGAGATCAGGGAGACGTTTCAGGATGCTGGAAACGTAGCCGATAACACCGGGGAGCGTATCGGCGGCGCGTTTGAGCGTGCCGGAAAAAAGATTGAGGACAGCACGGCGGGCATCCGTAAGTTCTCTGGGGCGCTCTCGTCAACGGTAGGGGCGATCACGGCGGTCACAGGCGCTGTGACGGGCTTGGCGGGCGTGCTCTTACTCCTCAAGAACCGCCATGATGCAGCACAGCAGGCGTCCCAGCAGCAGACCAGAGCATACCACGACCTGACCAGGGCCATTCAAGACTACGAAGCCGAGGCGGTTAAGAGCACCGAGCAGGTTGAGGAATCCACGTTCCGGGTACTCCGTGCGATCGACGCCCAGAACAACACGATTGAGAGATCCCGCCTAGACGCGCTGGCGGCAACGGTTCAGCAAATCGAGCAGGAGAAGTTGCTAGAGGCGCAGATTGTTCGGACCCAACAGGCGGCGGAAAAGGCGAGCAAGGTTGAACTGGAGGCGAGGCGAACGCAGGCGGCGGCGATCCGTGAGCTTGTCGAGTTGCTTGACCAACAGCGTATCAGCTTGCTCCCTGACGACCAGAAGCTGAAGGCGGACGCTGAGCGCCAAAAGAGGATCATTGAGGAGACGTTCTCTGAGATCGGCGTGAATCTCCCCGAGGGCCTAGTGGATCAGGCATTGCGGAATGTGGATCTGATTACAGAGAAGCAACTTGCCGCCGAACGAGAGCGACAACGAATCGCGGACGAGGCCCAGGCAAAGCGAGAGGCGGAAGCCGACCGCAGAAACGCCGAGCGCATCCGCCAGATTCAGGAGGCGATGAGTTCCATCACCAGCGGCGATTTCGTCGCCACGCTTGAGGCCATACCGCGTGCCCTCAAGGAAGTCTCCACCGGCGTTCGGAGGTTGAAGTAATGCCCCTTGGTGAGGTCATCGAACTCTACTCCTACCGCACGCGATCACTGCGCGACGGCGTACCCACGCTCACACGGGCATTCAATGTCGAGGGCCTTACGCCTGACGTGGCGCTGCAAGTGCCCAACATCCCCGGATACCGTGACCCCCACCCGGACGATACAACGCTCATTGCGCGCGATGTCTCGGCAGCGCCGCGTGGTAAGGGTTCGTTGATCCAAGTCACCTACTCGCCTGCCCCCTACGTCGGCGGTTCCGGGCCAAACGTCAACACCTACGCCGAGGATTTCATCGGCAAAGATGTGTCGTTCGATCATGAGGACATCGACATTCCCCTGTTCCGCCGATCGGGCCTGACCACAACGGACGCGAACGGTGTCCCTGTTACGCTGTTGGTCTACGGGGACTACTCCGCAGGCATCCCGTATCGCAAGCGGACTCCGTACTACCGCGTCGAAACGGGCGTCACCTTCCCTGAGTCCGCCACGATTGAGGACGTGTTCAATCTCACGTCGGTCATCGTCGGGCAGACCGACAAGATCCACACCATCGCGGGCAAGAATCTGCGGTTTGTGTGCGAAGGAATCGACCAGGGGTCTGCTACAGAGTTCCGTGTGGCTTACCGCTGGACCGAGGATCTTGGCATCCCCAACGAATGGCCTACGTTCGATGAGACGCTGGACGGGAACTTGGGGCGAATCGGCACGGTGCTGTACCCGTTCGCGAATAACGACTTCATCATCCCTCCATTCCAGACTATGCGGATCGACGGGAACACCGAGGCAACCGAGTTGCCCAAGGTGACATTCATTGAGAAGTTCAAGCGGGAGCCGAACGGCTGGCAGAATCTGCCGGGTCTGGCATGAACCTGAACGACCTAGAACCGGGACTGTACACCGGCATCATCGTCGGACGCAGCGTTGACGTTCCGTCTCCCGCCGATCAGGTGTCGTACACGGTGGCGATCAACATCAACAACTCGTCTGTATCGCTACCGGACGTCGTTCCCCAGCGTGGCGCGCGGTGGACGGAGTACATGCCGCTCGGACCGGACGGCGAGCAGCCGAATATCAACCCGTTCCCGCTGGGTCATCGCGTGCCGATCCACTTTGACCGGCAGGGTGACGACTTCATTCTGTACATCGACCGGGGCGAACTCCCCGCATTCGGAGGGTGCCCATGATTGAGATGGAACTTGAAATCAAGATGGAGTCTGTGGGCCTTGCCGAGATCGAGAACATCGGCATGAGGCCGCTTGAGGTCGGCGGGCTTGACGACCTGTACTACCGCTACGTCACTGAGGACGGCACCGGCCCCACAACGGGCAAGGTTCACGCCATGACCCAGCGGACGGTGAAGGAACCGCCCTTGCAGGACACCGACCTGACCCTCGACGGAACGGCAAACAAGATCGACATCGACGGCGTGAACTACATCACGTTCGCAGTCACAACGGCGGAGTCCGGACGTTACGGCACGCTGCACATTTTCGCGCGTAGAGCGCAGGAGTAAACCAATGGCAACCGCATACCTTGCGAAGAACGCATCCAGTCTGGCGGATGCTCAATGGTCAGACACCAACGGATTCAGCGCGACCTACCCCGATCTGGTCATCAATGACATCATCGGCAACGGCGTTACGGCGGTCACAACGTCGATCGACCACTCCGGCGCGACCGAGGGCGTTCACTCGTTCAAGATCCAACCGGGGGCGCGTGGCGTGCTCGGGACCGCCGCGAACCCGGTCAAGTTCGATGCGGACAATGAATCAGCATCGTCGGCTGGCGATCAGGCCAGCGCTGAGGTCTCCAACTACGGGTCTGGCGTGGTGTTTCACTACGAAGCGGACGGCGACGACAACGAGTGCAAGAACGCCTCGGTGGGCAAGGGCAACGAACTCCACCTGTACGGCGGGACGTTCACGAACGTTGGTCAGACGGGCGGGAATCTCACGGCCAACCAAGATACGGTCATCACCAACTTTGACAGCTACGGCGGGCGATCCGAGATCGAGTACAGCTCGACCGCGATCACCCTATTCCGCGCCACGGCGGGCGAGCACTACGTCTACCGCAAGGTCACGACCTTCGAGATCGGCGGCACGGCCAAGGTCTTCTACTTCCCCGATGGCCAGGTCACGGACTTCTCATCGTCGTCTGTGAAGACCTACGGCGGGTACTTCGCTCAGGACCGTGGGGCAATCCCGACCATGAACCTTCTGGGCGGCACCTACGACGCATCACGCCTTCGTGAGGCGATCACGCCGGGCGGGACCGCGTTCAATGTGGGTGGTGCCCGGATCGTTGACAGCGAACTCCTCAACGACTCCAACGCGGTTTACCTGTACGGCACGAAGCAGGACGTGGGCGGCCCAACGCAGATTGATTGATGACCCACATCCTCGTCAAGGACGGTCGCGTAGTCGTGCAGGGTGGGCGTGTGCTCACCACTGCCAACGGTGCGCCGTGCTGTTGCGATGGTGGCGGGGGCGATCCGCCCTGCCCCGGCGTGCTCGGGTTCTGCTTCCGCGCGTCGGCGGTGGGGTTCACGCCGTCGTCGTGTGATATCCGAATCTCGGACGGGGGCGGAAGCATCGAGGCCGAGCTGGTTGATTTGCTCGTGGATGGGCCATTGCCCACAGCGGGCATCCAATCAAGCGCCCTGAATCTCCCGTTCAAGGGGCTTGTCTCGTTTGTCGGTCAAGGCGGCGTGTACGGGACCGATACCACCTTCCATTTCGACTACACCCTCGGGTGCCGCGATAACCGCCCGATCATCAGAGAGGCCCGCATCGACGTGGTGGGGGGCGGGTCGTCGTATGACATTACCACGTCGTCGGGTACGGGCGGCCTCGTGTTCCTTTGGCGCCGAACCTTCAATCAGGGCCTGTTCCTCGATAACGGGCCTGTGACGCTGGATAACGATCTGGGCGACCAGCCCTGCGCGAGCGGCATTGTCTCCCAGACCGGCCAGCTCATCGTAGAGGCCCAGTTCGATACCAACTGCAACCAGAACACCCCCGATCTCATGCTCGCCGCCAAGTGCGATGACCCCGCCCAGACCATCATCGTCGATCAGGCCACGTCCAACGGATTCACCGGCATCCGCTATCAGGGCGAGAGCTACCGCCTTGTGTCCAGAGCGAGCGGTACGCCCGTTGCGGTGGACTGGGTACAGGACGTGTGCGGTGGTGCCCCCGAATGGCCTGTGGCGCGTCTGTGCGATGGGACGGCGACGATTACCTACGACCCTGACCTACGCCCGCAGGACGGCGTTACGCTGCTCTGGGGCGGTGATCGGTACGTCCCGGTGTCGGCTGTCTCGAGCGACCCACCTGTAGGGGCTACGTGGTCCACCCAGGCGTGCCCGTCGAGCGGGAACCTGTGTGCGGGCTTGGTGCCGAATGACCCGCGTTGCGCGAACCCGCTGTATCGCCAGTGCCCGCAGTGCGCGGGGTACGATGCTGGCAGGCCCGGCCCGATTCCGACTGATCCGGCGTTGAATGCGTTCGCTCAAGACCAGCTAGATCGGCAGTTTGGTTGCTCAGGTTGCGGGGGCTGATTCCAGTGCGTAGCGGATGGCATCGGTGAGGGTGTAGTGATGCGGCTTGTTAATGCCGCCGGGTGGGGAATACGTGTAGCCGGTTTCGCCTGCGAGTCTCGTTAGGTGCCACCCCTGCTCCACCAACCACCGCTCCGCGTGCGCCGTGACGAGATCGAGGGCGTGTTGGGCTTTCTCAATCCGCGTCCCGCTAGCCCAGCCCTCATACCACCATTCCGACTGGTACTTATCCTCCTTACTTGGGGTTCTATCGCTTTCCAGTGGACATACACACTCCGGCCACGCCTCATGCGTCCCCCTCCCCAGCAGTTCCCAGAGTTCGTTGAGTTGCTTACTTGCGTCCATTGCATGCTCCCTAGTGTTGCGGCTGGCCCCCATCCCGCAGCCAATCTTCGCTTGTGTATGGGCGACCCCTTTCTAAAAAATCAATCAAGAGTTCTCTTTGCTTCTCCTCATCAACTTGCCGATACCTATACCCGTCGCCGAGCGAACCTCGGTAGCATCCGTAGTAGACGTGTAGCGGATGATCTTCTCGGTGCTGATACCAAACCAACTCAGGGTCCCAGCGTCCAATAAGGTAGCAGTCCCAGTAATTCCCCACGTCTCTCATGTAGCGGATCAACATCTCCACCTTGCCGTACCAATCCTCTTGGGGGTTCAGTTCCCATGCGAGATCGAGAAGTTCGCCTGTTGTGAGTTCGTTGAGTTCAGTGCTTGCGTCCATTGTTCTTCCTCCCGATGATAAGCAGTGCGATGATCGCCACGGCGAATATGCCGAGGCAGATGTAGAGGGCGGTGTACATTCCGTCAGGCATTGGCTACTCCTAGCACGTCCACGGCGAGCCAGCAGACGGCAGTTCTGAAGGGCTGGCCGGAGATGGGGATGTCTCCATACTCATTCCCAGACCAGTAGTTCCAGACGTGCCATACCCCATTTTCTCGCTGTAGCTGGACAACGCCTAGCCCATCCTCAACAGCGTCTATGATGTAGTCAGCCACCCAATGCAGCAAATCCAACGCCGCGTCCGTGCTTTCCCTCGGGTCCGGTACGATGGTGTAGGGTTCCTGCTGGCACTGGAACGCGTTGTGGTTCCCGTTCCAGAACGGCCCTTTGCATGATTCCCATCCCTTCCACTTCGCCACCACCTTCGCCATGAGTTCGGTTGGGGGCGGGTTTGTTCGGTCAGTCATGGTCGATCTCCAGTGCTTCAGTGGCACATTCGCACCCCGGATGGTGGAGCATGCTTGAGCCGTAGCCCTTATTGTGGATGACGAACAGGTGCCCGTCGTGCTCCACTGTAATCAGGTGCTCGCTCCATCTCTCCTCTTCGCTGCCGTAGGACTTTGTTTCACTGATGTTCAATTGCTTGGGCGACTCGGGGGGTGGCGGTGATGACGGCGATGATTCAATGCTGCACCCGGACAGGAGCGCCACTGCGAGCGATACGAGCCCGAGGCGTGCGAGCGTCTCGCCTGCCTGAGTGAGTTCGGCGGTATCAAACCCGCCTTTAACTTCGTCGCCACTCTTAAAGGAATCGGCGGTTTTGTTTGAAAGGTCAGTCATGGGTGGGCTCCTTGTTGCGGGCGGCGAGCGAAACCTTGATCTCGTTCGCCTGTGTGTTGAGCAGGCCGTACCGTTGCTGATGCGAGAGGGTGCGGCACACACCTTCGTCGTCATGAAGCTCTGCTACCACGCAGTCCCGCTCAGTTGTGATGACGGAGAGAGACCCGCCGAGCACCCTGTCCTTCTCGTCGAGCAGGGTGAGGAGTTCGCGGATGATTGGTACCACAGTCTTGTCGTATGGCGGGTCGAATCTCTCGGTATACGCCCCAATCCACGAAATAGCCCTCTCCCGAACTTCCGTCTCGTTCAGCTTACTCATCTTCATTCTCCTTGTTCGTGGCTTCGGGGGTGGGGTGGAGGGCTTGATCCACAATGCAAACAATCACTTCCTCAAGGTGGAATGTCCCGGCCTCTATGTGCTGCTTGATGCAGCCCAACGCCTCCCGCAGTCTCGCGTTCTCCACCTCCGCCTTCTCCGCCCGATCACGCTGCTGCTTGGCGTAGCGTTCGATGGAGGTGGTGCCGTCTGCATGTACCGTCCACCGTCTTATCCGTATCTCTGGAGTAAGTGAGTCCATCCTCAGCACTTGATCGGGTACGTTCGGCTTCGGCATCTCGGGCGGTTGCGGTGGGGTGGGGTTAGTCATGGTTGTCCTCACCGGCCAGCGACGCCCGCCTTGCCAAACAAATAGCATCCTTGTAACAAGCTTCGCACTTGCCCCCGTCAATGGACGGGTGACTCCCGCACTCAGGGCACTCACCTCCCCCCGCACCCTTCGTGCTGGGCGAGAGGCGGGAGAGGATGGTTCGAGCACGCTCTCCCATGTCCCCTTGGTGTACATAGAACTCCAACCCCTCCCTCGCCTCCTCCAACTGCTCGCGGGCTTCGGCGAGGTCGGATTGGTACTGCATGATGATCCTCAGTGAAACCTTTCCGGTTTCGTCGTACCACCGAGACAACTCATGGCAGTGCTGTTCAATCTCCGCCTCACTCATCCGCTCTGTCTGCTCGCTGGTCATTGTGATAACCCTTTCCAAAGTGCCTGCTCTATGACGCTACGAGGCCCTTTGCCACTCAGTAGCACCGCCATCGCAGCGAGTGGGTTGGCTTTGCTCCAGTCAACAGGTGTATCTGTGCCTGCATACACGATCTCGCCGTTCGAGGATTCTTCCCATCCCTCGTCATCGCATGCTCGTTCAAAGTCTGTCATTCGCATTCTCCTACGCGCACGCCACCACCCCGCGAGGTGCAACCCGGATCGCAAATGCGAAATCGGCCTCGGTTGGGGCGGTGGCTTGTCTTGGATGTGCTGGGGCACGATCCGGGTTGCATCGGTAGTGTAATGGGGTGGGCGGGGCGTGTCAAGGGGTTGGGGGTTCTGTGGCTTCAGACGCGGCATGGGCCACCTCTTTTCCATATGCCATCCAGTCTTTGATGCCGCACACCACACACCGCTCGTCGTCCCATCTATGGCCGTTGTTGCAAGGGGCCATGTCATCGGTGTACCGCGAAAGAATCTGCTCTAGGTCATCCATGTACCTCGCTGCGTCGGCTTGCTCCGCCTGAACGCCGTAGTGCTTCATGCAACGAAAGGTGCTCGCTGCCTGCACCAGCTTGTGCATCAGAATGGCATTCTGTCTCTCAAGTTCTCGCGTCATCACTTCTTCCTTTCATGCACCCCGCGAACGCCGTTCACGCGAACGGGCCTCTTGGTGGCGCTGCATTTCACTGTGTCGTATTCAAACATCAGGCCCCGGTCGTGCAGTTCGGTCACGCGAGGGCGCACCTGGTTCAGGTCGTCAAACCCCATCGCGTTTCGCAGTTGCCGGTCTGTCATCGGCGGGTGTTCGCTTGCGAAGTCGAGAATCTGCTGTGCCCGCTTGCTGGGCTTGATCGACCTCCACGCGGCCTTGGAGTTCGCGTGCATCCTGTGGGTCGGGTGTTTGTTGTGGGGGAATAGGGAGGGCTGGTTCATCAGAAAGCCCCCTCGAATGCGGCGTGCGTTATCACATCGCGCGTGATCTGTTTGGTGTCCTTGATGTCGCGTAGGCACTTGACCTTCTCGTAAGTGACCTTCGGCAACTCTCGAAAATCCCACTTGACGACTCTGGTTCGCGGGTCGTTCTCGTCCCATCGGTACATGAGTGCGATGCTGGGCGGGGGCTGGTTCATTGGTAGTCCTCCGGCGAAACCCACCCGCCCCAAGCCGACAACTCGTCGCTCTCGGTTGCGTCCCGTATGTACTCAAACTTGGCGATATTGCACAGGCACCCATTCATGTTTTCGTTCAGGTGCTCCAGTTCGCCAACCACATTCCCGGCGCACCATGAACCCATGTTCCGATGGAAGTTGATGTTCTCGCTGTCCCACGACTCCGGGACGGCGACGACATACTCAACTTCGAGCCGGATCACAACAGTTTTTTTCCTGAGCACGCAATCCGGCTTGTGTTCGTTGCCAATCTTCTCGTGACAGTAGAAACATTCGCCTTGCTTGCCTGCTGGTCGCGTCCCGTTCTTGCGAGTTACCTTGTGTGTCTCGGGATGGTTCATGCCTTTTCCTTCCTGATCGCCGTCGCGACGATCTCCGTAAAGTCGTCTGTCGTGAACTTCTGGCCCGGAAGGGCGTGCACGTTGTACACGTTCCCCGACTCCATGTAGACCCGTGCGGACGTCTCCCGCAGGATGATCCTTTGAATGAGTTCGTGGCCGTATGCGTACACCCTTGGGTAGCATCGCGGTATGGGCCTTGTGAATGGCTTTGCTCGTTTCATGCTGCGCCCTCCATTGGCTCGATCGTGATCTCCACGCGCGGGTTGTCCTTGTCCTTGGGGCACTTGATGCCGTGATCCTCGTGGATCAGGTGGTCGTCCTCAATCACGCCTGCGTGAACAAGCCCGTCCCGGTACGCCTTGCGGAAGTTGTCGATGTCGTATTTGCGGAGCGTTGGCGGGTGGAATCGCTCACACACCCTGACAGGACCAGAGATTGACGGAGAGCCCTGCGAGAGCACCGACGCGGACACTGAGTCCCTGTACTCTCTGCCTCGCTCAGAGAGGATCTGAGCGGGCCGCTTGCCTCTGACGATTGATCGCCAGTATCCGTTGATCGACGGGGGCCACGGCAGCGTAATCGTCACTGCACCGCGTTTGCCTTTGGCGGGGGTGGGGGTCATTACCTAAACTCCACATGCTCGTTCTGCATCCACGCTTTCATCGCGCCAGTGCTGAACTGGTTTACTTCTTCCCTGTGCCACTTGGCTCCTAGGTCTTTCCCCTCAATGCGTTGCATGTACTCATTGAGGAACAACGCAATCTCCCTGCACTCAATAGGCGATAGTTCACCGTCGCAATCTGAATGATTCAGGAGCGGGATGATTCTGGGGTCTACGCCCGCTTCCTCGTATGGCTTTGTATCCATAGACGGGTGGTCTTTGTAAAACTGCCGCAGATCGTCAATGCCCTGATCTGCTGCAATGCGAGCGCGGAAGTCATTGAATGACGAGTATGAACCGTGCCAGCAATCGTGTGATGTGTCAAGTCCCATCAGTTGTACCCCCTCTCCGCACCCTCGCCCTCGAACAGGTCGGTGCTGTCTGGGTTCAGGAACTTCATGAACGAGTCCGCGTCGTGGCTGGCAAGGAACTCCTCAACCGCCACCCACCCATTCAGGTCGTCGGCGGCGTTCGTTTCCTTGCGAACACGATTCACCGCGTCCCGAATGTCGTTGCCGTCCTTGAATCCGGTGAGTTCGCGGATCGCCCCGCCGATGCGGGCTTTGACGGACATGATGTTGTCGGGTGGGGAATCAGCAGCGCCGTTACCGTCGTCGTCCTCGCCAGTGCGTAGGCACAGGCCGGTTTGCAGACCGTACCGGCGCCCGTAGGTGACGGCAGATCCATATCCCTGCGCGTCCTTCTTGTTCACCGGGACCACGACCTCGCCAAGCTGGATCTCCTCGCCGGTTTCAGCGTGCGCCACGATCGTGCGGATACCCACCCCGGACTGCGATTCAAAGGGAATCTGCATGAGCACAAGCCCATGATCCCTGAGTACCGGGATCACCTTGCCCAGAATGTTGTCCAGCGTCACAAACTCACTCTTGAAGTGCGGGTTGTGCCCGTCTTTGTGCAGACTCGGCATCTGTGCCTGTGCTGCAAATAGTGCTTTCATTGCCTCGATGTTCTCTTTCACAAGAACACCTCCTTTCCTCTGATGATGTCCTTCTCTTCCTGCCATGCGAATGACGGCAGCTTCACTTGTTCAAATCGCTTTGTTGGTTCCCGCCTGTGACCGCCCTTGCGATAGCGGGCGATGTTCTCAAGGCCACGGAGCATGAGCGCACGCCCGTTGTCGATCATCCACTCGTCAGGCCGGTACGCGGCCACCTTGTACGGCTCACGACTCTGCACGGCCACCCAGCCCCAATCGGGCGTCTTGCGGCTCAGGCCGGTCATGACCGCACCACGCGGATACCAGAACGTCTGACCGAACCACCCGCGATTAGCGACCGACTTGCAGAAATCGCCGTATGCCGTCTCGTCAGTGCTCTTGAGGTCGATCACGCCGATGTCGGGATTCCACCAGTCCAGCCGGGCCTTGCACCGGATACGCTCGCCGTTGATCGTCTCGCACCAGAACAGGGAAAGCTCCCGCTCGGTCCCAGGCATCGTGACGATGCTGTGTAGGAACCCGTCTGATTCGATCGCCTCGGCCATGCGCTTGACCGACTCATACTCAGTGGTCGTGAGGAACGGCTTGTCGCCCTGTTCTTCGATCCACTCATCGAACTTCTTTGTGCCCCGGTTGTACGGCGCGTTCGTCTTGGGGTTGATCGGCCCGCCGATCGCGTAGGTGGCCTCGAACAGTTCCGGCCCATCGAGCATGAGCGTATGAATCGCCTTGCCCTTTTCGATCGCTGTGGTCGGT